CCGATATATTCCGCCTTGCAAGTTCCAACCGACCCCGATATTCATCGGGCAACGCGTCAAAAATTGGCGTGATGTCAGACATCATTCACCTACCTTGAGATGGATAGTCATTTGACCCGATGTTAGCAGTGGAAATGTGGAGTAAAATTTCTCGGTCACTGCCAGTGCGGCGCCATTATATCCTCCAAAACTTAACGCCGCACTCTGATTGCCACAACCCGCGAGACGATCCCGTGCAGTGGTCAGGTCCCAAGCGGCACTGGTCGACCAACTCGACCCGTCAAATTTCTCGGTTGACGCGAGATCTATGCCGTTATATCCTCCAAAACTTAACGCCGCACTCTGAGTGCCACACCCGGCGAGAACCCGACGTGCAGTGGTCAGGTCCCAAGCGGCACTGGTCGACCAACTCGACCCGTCAAATTTCTCGGTTGACGCGAGATCTATGCCGTTATATCCTCCAAAACTTAACGCCGCACTCTGAGTGCCACAACCCGCGTGACCCCGATATGCAGTGGTCAGATTCCAGGCGGCGTCGGTCGACCAACTCGACCCGTCGAATTTTTCGGTCACCGCGAGATCTATGCCGTTATATCCTCCAAAACTTAACGCCGCACTTTGAGTGCCACAACCAGCGAGATAGTGCCGCGCAGTGTTCAGGTCCCAAGCGGCGTCGGTCGACCAACTCGACCCGTCAAATTTCTCGGTTGACGCCAAATCCGTGCCGTTATATCCTCCAAAACTTAACGCCGCACTCTGAGTACCACAACCGGCGAGATAGTGCCGCGCAGTGTTCAGATTCCAAGCGGCATTGGTCGACCAACTCGACCTGTATAACCCCCCGATATATACAGGTACAACATCGCCCGTTGCATTGTTGTATGTTCTTTCCAGAATTCCCGACTGCTGGCCGGTGCCAACGCTGCCCGGCGCATCAACCGATTGGAATAACACATCGTCTATATATATTCCAGGATCGGGTGCAGCATCGAATGCCTGATCATAATATATCGACGCCGCATATAACGCGCCCCCATCTGGGATGTCGTATACATGCACCGGCATACTCTCTGTCAGCTCCGCCGCCGTTTTTGTAACCGAAACAGACGCGATCGGGCCGAATGACGACACATGTGACACCACATATGCACGCGTCGCAGCATCCTGGGGGTTGACCGGATCACCCAGATCGGTGATCGTGTTGCCGTCCATTGACAGATCGTTATTATACCGCGCTGCAGGATCGCTGAATGTGCGTTCGTCGGTGATGTCGGCGTCAGACACGCTCGCAACGCCCGCGCCAACAAACACCGTCGCTAGGGATATCTCCCACGTTTCGTCGGTCTGTGTCAGTGCGGGAGGTACACCTGCGCCCGGTGTGCCCTCCTTGACCTCGAACGTTACCGCTCGGTCGGTCGTCACAGACAATTTTGCGATCACCCGATCATATCGATCCTGCTCCGCATCGGCTGCCGTAACGGTCACGGTTTCGGCCGTGTCTGAGATCCACCCATAATATCCCTGTATCCAACACCGCCCGGTATCGATATTGACCGCCATCGTTGCCGGCGCCGTTGCCGTTACCTCGAGTTGATTCAAGAAGCCGTAAACGACCCCGTTTGTCCTCGAATCCTTGATAAATGCCGCAAAATCCGGTTGCTGATACTCTGTATCAGGCGTACCGTCATGCGCGAAAAAACCTGATCGTATAGTCATACTAACTCACCCCGCGTGGGTTTTCGCGCGTCCCGAACCAGAGATACGATGTCCGCCGGTTCGGTGCCGACGGTCAGATGTAGCCGCCGACCATCTGTTGCAATTTCGTCCATGATACTCACAATCCTTGATTCCAGTGTAAAGACGCCTGGATACACTACAGTGATAATGTCTCCGAGATCATAATCGTCGAGATATTTAAACGTGTTGTTCGTGACCTGCACCTCTACAGATATCCCATCCCCAAACTCTCCGAGTTTTGACACGCCCCGGAACATCAACTCCGCGCTTTCGCTGATATCGCCGGCATCAACAAACGCCTCGCGCCACGAGAACCGGTTTGCCGACGCACCAGCAAGCGTCGAGATCACCACATTTCGCGATGCGCCGGTACCATCTCCTGCAACAATCGCAACCGATGGCGATCCCATCTGATTGTGGATGTATTCTAAACGCTCGGTGTTGCGGAAAACGCGCGAGAATTTCACGGTCGCTCGCCGATCTACGCCCACACGTACCGCAAAATTGAATTCCCGGGCGGTACGGTCAAACGTGACATCCCACCCGACGCCGGCATACCTCCCGATATCCTCGAGGATGTCGTGAATCGCGTCAAAACGTGCCGAATACGTGACCGCGGCACCCCGCCCAAGATCCGGGGTAAGTGTCAACCCCGGGACGTTGCGGTTTGTATCCGATGACGATACAAGGTTGCGATCGACGTAATGGAGCATCGCCGTTTCGGCCGGCGTTGCAACGACCGTATCCAGCCCCGTGTCTACGTTGGTACCCTCCAGTGCAATCCGATTCCGGAACAGGCCACCAACACACCTACCACGACACATCAGATCGTCACGATCGCCCTCCTGAACATACTCAAGATATTCGACAATCCCGGCTCGCACTTCGGCGCCGTCATAATATGAAAGCACCGTGCCGATCTCGATCTCGGATGCACCCGATATGCTCCGCCGACACTGAAATTCGAACGAATCGTGCGTGTAATAATTCCGCGTATATTTGAAGTATTCATATGCCTTGATCCGCGAGATCTGCGAAAGTGTCGTCGGATCATACACCTGCACTTCGACGGGCTTCGATAGATCAATCGTCATAGGACACCCCAATATCGATCGTACCAATAGAATTCAAACGGATTGACGCCTATACTCGTCGTGTCGCTGATGCTGATCATGTTGTCTCCCGGGAGGAGTTGGAAAAATTCCGAATCTGCAGACACTGCGTCGAACAGGCTCGTTGTAACACCGTCCGACGTGAACGTGACTATAGGGGCCTCAAAGGAGGTATCGATTGTCAGATATTCACCCTCAACAAGTACCTGAGTCACTGAGATTTTTTCTCCGGTTCTCGTGTTTTCGATCACCGGATCCGTCATCGGGCCCGGGACAATGATCCTAACCGGCGTCGGCACATGACCGGAATTAGTGAGGATGCCGCCCCCGACCATGCCGATGCCAAACGGAACCGTGAATGGGATCGTAAACCCGCCCGAGAACAGCGACACCATCATCGACTTCTCGGACGGGTCGAACCAGAACGGCGAATATGCGATCATATAGACTGTGCATATCGTCGAATGTTTTGACAGCGCCCGCCGATCGTTGAACAGCGGTGCACCGTCCGGTACGGCAACAATATCAAACAACGACCCGTCCGGCAGCGAAACGCGGAGCGTTCCGGCCCCAGACGCGGGTGCGAAATATCGTGCGATCGTACGCTTCTTGACATTGAGATCGTCAAACGAGGTGCCGATTACCCGGAACGTGATATCGATTGCCCGTTCCTCCACCACCTGTGCATAATACGACTGTCCCTGTTGGTATGGAGATTTGCCGGTATACTGCGTTGTGCTCGCGCCTGAAAACCCGCCAAACTCTCCAAATAGGAGTTGGTACGGAGACGGATCGGCAGATCCAATATCAAACGTGCTTGTCAACCCCGTCTCGGCATTTGGCGTCCAGATGAGATTCATGATTAGTGCCCTCCGTAGGCGTTAGTTCCCATGCGTCGCTGCGCTTTCATCGTCTCCCTACCAACTTGTGCTGGTGACAACGGTTCAGGAGATATGACGGTTATTGTCTGATTGATTACCTGCCCGGTGGCCTCGGCCGTTCCCGCCAACAACATATCGGACGGCTTGAGCCCACCCGTCATCTCAGACAGTGTTGGGGCCTTTATCGTTGGCGCTTCGACCCGTGTCAGAGATACCCGTGATATAACACTCCTAAAATTGGTTCCGAGATACTGGTCGGAGAACGAAATGATCAAATTGATGTGGTCAATGATCGTATTAATCGCGCCTTCAACGATACCGAGCAACCCGTTCATCGCTCCGGTCATAATCTTGCAGATCTTGTCGGCAAAACCGACACCAACGCCGACGATGAGATCGAATAGGAGCTCGAAGATCCCGTATAAGAGATCGGCTTGCGATACCGTCAGATCGACAAGTTTCTCACCGAGTTTTTCCCAATCGCCGGCAAGCAGAGCGGCGAATATGCCGACGAGATCAAGTAGAATGTCGACGGCAGGTCCAAGGATACCCTCAAGATACGGCCACAGCCATTTCCACGCGGCGGCGATGCGTTCGATCATGGTCTGGAACGCGGCGCGTATATTCTCAAGCGCCTGCATCACGGTCTCGCCGTCCGTCTCCCAAAACTCCGTCATTTTCGCGGCCTGGGCTGTCCAGAATTCTAGGAATAAATCGACAAACGGTTGGAACATATCCTTCAGCCACAGCATGGCATCGCCGATCCGCCTGAATATGCCCTCTCCATTTCTTTTCCACCAATCGCCCACTGCCGCGAGGGCGCCCATCACGGGTGTAAATAATTCTTCCCCGTTTTCGTCGAACCAATCGAAAACGCCGCTAAAAACCCCGATCAGCATTGCACCCAGAGGTTCGATTGCCAAGCCGATCCGGTTTTTCATGATCCCAATCTTGTCCCCAAGAGTTTCGGAGTCCTTGGCAGCCTGGATAATTGTATCCCCAGATGCGTCAAGGGTTGACATGAGGTCGTCAAACTCAAACCGCCCTTCCCGGATAGCCATTGCCATATCAGCACCGGCACGGGATCCGAACACCTCTATCGCCTTCTGTGTGCCCTCGAGATCGGACGGAGCAGATTTAATGTCGTTGATGAGCGTCGAAAATGCTTCGTTGGCGTCGGTTATACCGGCCTTCGCCATGTTCGCCATCCCGATTTTCAGGGATGCGAGAACGGTCTCGGTGTTCACACCTTCTTTCTCGAATTTCCCGAGCATCGCTATAGAAGTTTTGAGGTCGAACCCCATACCACGCAGCGACGTGCCGTATTGTGTTGCACGACTGGCGAGTTGGTCAACACTCGCACCGGTATTTTGTGATACGCGGAATAGGTAATCGAGCGTATCGGCCTGATCCTCGGTCGCAACCGAGAAATCCCCAAACAACCGCGTTGCCGTTGTTATGTTAGTTTTGACATCCGTCCCGGTAATCCTCGACAATGTAGTGAACTGGATCGTTGCATCTTCGAGCGCGTCTCCTGACAACCCGAGACGGGTATTAAGTTCAGCGATCGCCGTGCTAACCTCGCCGGCGTCATCAGGTACCTGTTTGAGCACGTTGCGGAGATTGTCACCCAACGCGTCAAGATCTTCGCCGGTTGCGCCTGTCCCAACACGGATCGTCCGCATTGCCTGATCTACGCTATCGGCAGATGCGATCGCGGCCGTACCAAGCGCGACAAACGCGGCGCCCACTGCTGCAATAGGGATGGCCGCCGCCTGCCCGAACGCCGCAATCTTCCCGCCAAGATTACCGATATCACCCGTTGCCGCGGCGACACCGCTCTTAAACTCGGCGGTATCCATTGCGAGCTGCGCCTGTAGATTGCCGATATTAACCGCCATTATTTCGCCCCTGGTTAAATATCCGTTTGATCCGAACAGCGGTCCGTGTCATTTCATCCACCGATTGTCGCGTCACGGGCTCTGGGAAAAAGTCCTTCCACGTCCACCGTTTTTGAGTTGATTTTGACCGTCTCGAATTAAACACCGATGCGCAGATCATACCCGTCCTGATGTTGGTCTCCCGGTACCGTTTCGCGTACGCATCGACCGTTGCGCCGATTTCTTCCGGGGTGAGGTCGTAGATGACACGCGGATCATTGAACGCGCCCGTTGCCATCGCCCGATCGGCATATTCGGACATCCAGATCAGTTTTTTGTAGATTCGTCGTCACCTTTCGTTGTGGATGTGATACTCTTGACTATCTTTTCGAGCGCTTCGAACATCTCAGATATGTCCGCATCATCAACGATCCGTTCCCACTCTTCAGGAGTTACCGGGGTGTCATCGACATTGCGGATCGCATGTTTCACCATGATCGCCGCCTCGCCAATACCAATAAAATTGCCGAGCTCTGCAATTTTGCAACCGAGTTCGTCCTCGACGTGGATCATTGATCGCACGGTCATTCTCAAACGATATTCTCTGCCGTTAAAAATGGTTGTGACGTCGGGCCTCATGTTCAATCACGCTCCGAGGGTTCCGGTAATTGCTCCGCTCACCTTGATATTGAACGTCATTGTGATGTTATCATCGAGCGGCGTTTCGATCGGTACGCCCACGATGACCCCTGTAAAGATCATAGTGAGGCCCTCCGGATCGTCGGATGGGAACGTAATCGTGTACGTGTCTGTGTTCAGCGACGCATCACCGATTGCCCGTGCATAGAGCCGGTCGAATCCGTTGCTGTCCGAATCAGTCGGGTTATACAACACCTTAAGCGATATGGTCCCACCGTTCTTGAGTCCAGCAGCGAACGTGTGCCACTCGCTCGACCCGTGTGTGGTCGTTTGGAGTTCGGTGATCCCGATCTCCGGCGCCCCCAGTTCGATTAATTCTCCAATCGTGCCTGTGCTATCAGCAACAGTCACGTGTTTACCTATCCTATAAGTCATGATTCAGTCCTCCACATATGCTTGAAAATTCGACGTCCATACATGCGCGATGCCCGCGCCAGTACTGATGCGGCCGAGGTGGGCAACCCCGGATGTCTCGAAAACGCCCAGATACCACCTCGTGCCTACGTTCTGGTGTACGACATTTTCCAACTCCCTCCCGATCTCTTCCGCGAGCGCGTACCCTATCGCAAACGATGCGTTTCGCACCCGGACCTGTATCGTTTGACGTCGGATGAAATTCGAACCGTCCACCGTCTGGCGCGGCGCGAATCCGCCGGTGTCATAAACGGTGACAACATCCGCCGGAGAATCGGGCTCCGCGCCCACAAAGACGTTGTCTCCCAGAGTCAGGCCAGCGATCCGTGTTGCCAGATATGCTGCGATTTCTGCCGCCGGAGACATCATTGAATTTCCCTCTGCAAGTATTTCAACAGATACCGCGACGCTTCCTGCATGCCGGCTTCGAGATATTTCGCTTGCCCGACCCTATGACGCGCCTGCATGTCCTCGTGTACGGACGCTGCATACTGATCCAGATAATTCTTGTCGTATTTTTCATACCCAACGATCTGGATATATGTGTCGCGAGATAAAAGTGGACCCTCGTTGAAGGACCGCCCCCGAAGTTCGGACGTGTCAATTGGGACTTTCGGAGTTGTGACTCTGATGATCTCGTCACCCGCTTTCGCGAGTGCTTTAGCGGACCGTTCGGTGATTCGGTCGGCCTCGATCGATAACCGGGCGAGCAGTGCCTTCTCCCCGACGATGACAACTCCACGCGTCAAAGATCCACCTCAGAATGATGTAGGGTCCCGTCGGCGTTCCGAGCATGTCGGATCGACAACGGTGTCCGGATTTCCCCGTCCGCGAGTGTGAATCTGTCGTCGTACGATACCTCTTCCTCAACCGTCAGGTGACAAAACGACGTCGCTTCTTCACCGATCCGGTTATAAACCTTCTTCTGCCGATACGAGACCCGAGCGGCGATGCTCACATCTGCATTATACGACGGTTCACCATATGCGTTTTTGCCAGCGAATCTTGCGTAGTTTACCGTCTGGTTGAGGTAATCGTTAATCATCTCAGTGTCACCGCGCTAAACCAACTGGTGAGATATCCAACTATCGCGGCAAGTACCGCGGACACCGCGATGACTTTTCCTTCGATGATGTTTTTGGCTTTCTCGAGGTCGCGCAGACGCCCCTCGTGGTCCTCGTGACACCTACCGGTGTCTTCAACCACTGATTCGAGCGTTCGTCTCATCGAATCGACGTTCTCCTCGATCCTCGCAATCGATACATACAGACTCCGCAAATTGTCCATTAAACGAATTCCCCCGTCGTGTCCGCGGTGTAGACACCGGCTGCGTCCAGATCGAGGCCTGAGAGATCATCGTCGCGAGATATCCCGGTAGACATCCCGGATAGAGCGAGATGATAATTGCAGATATCAACCTGATTCTGGTATTTCATCATATACGAATCGGATCGGTCGCGTTCGCCGAATGATACTGCATAATCGTCTATCTTCTCCGACGTCACGCCAACGGCGCCCGCACCAGCCGCGAGCAACGACGCTATATAATAGGTCACAGCGACATTCTCGGACCACGTGCCCAAGCACCCCGGAGCATCGCGGGCAAACTGTGCATACGCGATCTCGTATAATGTGCTCATCGTTGCCGGGACGTCAAATGGGGTGATCGTCGGGAGCAGCGCTTCGACATCGGACTGTGTCATCGCCCCTCCCGTGCGAGCCACCCGCTATAATCGATTATACCCAGTTTGCCTCCACCGTTTGCTGACCGGGTCATAATTCAACCTCCCAAAAAAAGAGGATGGATTATTCCTCTCTCATGTACGCCTTGACAACGCCCAGGTTGAGATTGTCGACCGTCTGTCGGATGTTGGAGAACGGAGTACGCCAGATATCGTACTGATACTCTTCGGCGCCCAGTTCCCGGTTGTATCCGCTGGTCGCTTTGACTGCGACGATCACGTTCATCAGACCGGGCACGCGGTTCGACACGCAGAATACCGCACGATCGCCGGACTCGTCTAGATTATCAATGTCCGTAGAGATATAGACCGGGATATTAAGCGTCGGATGGACGGTCGCAGCGCCCTTCCATTCAGCGAGGTTTGCGAGTGCGACCTTGTCACCGACAGCGTCGACGTAATACTCGCCCGCAAGAGTGCCCATTACGATAGCGGTCGGTTTGTAGATGCCCATCGACGCCGCCATTTTGCCAACTGCAAGCGTCGGTTTGACAGCGGTCCAGTCACCCGCGTCTCCACTGTTGTAGAGTTGCGGCGTGGTGTTCATCCGTGCCGCAATGAGCTGGTTGAGGTTGCTTGCGAGCGCATCGGACTGTTGGAGCTGCTGGATTGACATCGCGGTCCCAAGGCCCGAAGCCTGGGCTGAGATGTTGGACTCATCGGAGACCAGAAGTGAGATCCTGTCCTTGAGCACCTCGAACGTGTATGCTCCGAACTCCTTCCCGCGTGCGACCGAATGTTCGAGCTCTCTGAGCTGGCTTGCAACGGGCGTGTTTCCAAGCAGTGGGATCGTGCCCTTGAGATCGTTGTACGAGATCGTGCGAGTGATTGCCGGTGCCGCAAGTGGGGTCATTTCGAACGAGTCGGCGATCACCGGCATCAGAAGTTTTTTCTGTGCGAACGTCCCGTGGAACTTAATCTCCGTGAACGCCCCGTAATTGTCAGCCATGTTAGACACCTCCAAGTCCTACAAACACAGTACACACACCGCCATCTGCCGCGCCCTCCGTCACCATACCGAGCGTCGGTGCCGCGAGTTCTGGGTCGAACGGCGTCGGGGTTCGCGCGACGGCGGCTCCGTCCTTACCGTAGACGAGCGCGCCCTTGTAGCAGTTTCCACTTGCAATGACGCCAACCTCTCCGTAGATCACACATGCGCAGACCTCGCCACTCGCGGCAGCCTGGATTGCGACAGCATACGGCCCGTTGCCGGGTGCGTCCTCGTCTGCACACGGTGCGACGGTGCTGGTTGCAGCGGGCGTGATTGTGACAACCGCCCCCCTAGCGACGTCTGCCGACGTGGTGAAATACTGGATCACCGCGTTTTGGGAGAACTCCCCCGCGCGTGCATATGTCATTATTCGTCACCTCCAACGAGGATAAACCCGGTCTTCTTGCCGAATTCGATCATGCTATTTTTGAAGGCCTCATCAGGTCCGGCCTCTCCGCACATCGTCTTGCCCTCTGCCTTGGTTTCGACCACGTTGCCGAACTCAAGGATCTTGATAGCAAACGCGGCGGGATCAGACTCGAATTCGGTTCGCGTCTTCTGCTCGTCTTTGAGCCAGCCGACAGGCACGCGATTCTTGATCTGTTCCCATTTTGCGTCCTTCTCCTGCTGCTCCATGCGGGTCTTAAATCCCGCAAGTTCGGCCTTGAGTGCGGCGTTTTCGGCCATCACGTTCTCGAATTCCCGCGCCTCTTCCGTTGATTTGACATCTGGCTTTGATTCCAGCCCCGCCGTCTGGACAACATTATCAAACTTCTCGATTAGTTTCTCGAGCAGTCCCTTTGTCTCATCATCTGACATTTCTTCCTCCTTCGTGGTGTTGTTGAACCGCGCCGCTGTATCGTTCGGATAGCACGTCGGGCACGCCCCCCGTCTGAACAGCAGAACGTGGTTTGGCTGTACCGGCCCCGATATCTCATCGATGTCCCCGGCGCTCTGAATCTGCGCTGTAAATCCGGTACTGAGAGAGATCATTTTCTGGTTAACCAGTTCCTCGATCGATGGATCAGTGATCGTCACATCGGCAACGAGGATCGGTTCCCCCGTGTTATCGATCCATGCCTGGGTGATTGTGCCAACGCTGCGATATTCGGGGGCCAACGTGCCGGTTGTTACGGCATTGCCGTCCGGGTGTTCCCCCGATTCAGAATAGATGAGGGGAACCCCACTCCACGAATCGACATTTTGAAAATGTGCGCTCGGATATCGCACGTATCTACCGTTGTTGCGGATCAGCGCATCGAGCCGTTGAAGTGTGACGCTATGCGTCCCGGAAACGGTAGAGGATGCCCCCACGACATTCGCGAATGACATTTCAGGCATTATTCAAGGATTTGTCGCAATAGTATATAATAAAAATTGTCGCATGGTTGTTGGCAATCGGGGGGTGGAAATGAGAGGAAACGTGAAACGGCGGGGCGTCGTGGTTTCACGCACTCAACCCAGCGACGTTGTTCTGAGCAACAACTCGGTGGAATGTGGTCGGGGAACCACACCATCGTTTTCATTTCGGCATTTCACCGCGCCACTTTACATTTTACGAACCGCCCGTACCGCGGCACACTGCATGTCCGGCAGATCCTCTATACGTCCGCCCATGCCCACATTTTGGACACGTGATTGTTTGTAACATAAGCACCAATGGACCTGCCGCGACTTATTGACGTTTGAGCCACTCCAAGAACCCCGTTACATTGTCCCTCCCGTGGAACCGCGACGGCAATCCATGCCGATTGATATATCTCTGGAGCGCAGCGGCTAAATTTTCCCGCTGTATCGGTGTCTCGGCGGCTTTCACCTTCTGTTGATAGCCTCTGATCGTGTGCCTCGTGACGCCCTCCATGCCCGGCAATTTGCCAATCTCCGACGGAAACGCATCAATGTTATGTTCAATTGTCCGCTTCTGCTCTGCGGTGAGTGAGGATGTGCGACTCATACGGCATCCTCGTCGATGATCACAGCGTCACTCTGTTCAACGGGCATTCCCAGTTCATCGACCGCAAAATCCGCAGGCACGAGTGTACATCGACAATTATACTCACCGAGTATCGGCGCTTTGTCGAGTGGGTATATCCGCATGTGTCGGGCGGCGTGTTCTGGCCGTACTGCCTCATCCCCCGCGGTGATATACTGTACGTATTTAACACCACTTTTTCGAGCACTCGCTATCCGTGCAGCGGTCCGGATCTTCTGCGCCTCTGTCCGTGCAGCCGTCACGGCGTTGTGTCGTGTGCCCTCAAAAAACGATTCGATGAGTTTCGCTTGTTCCCTTGGATGAATCCCGGAGCGCTGCCCCTCCGAGAGTACGTTGAACACCGCGTTGCGTTCCGTCTCGATCATATCACTGAGCCACGGTGCAAACCTCGCCCGTGTGGTTGCCATCACCCGACCATCGCCGATCGGGGTAATCACACGTTCGACAACGGTCGTCCCGCCTTTCGGGATCTGTTTGGTGTAATCGGTGATGATCTCTCTCGTTATTCCGTCGGCAAACGCCTTGGTAAATTCTGTACGTTTGGCGGCAGCAATTTCTTTCAGTGCCTGGGCAACCGCCACGTCGGCCATCGATTCGGCCTGCCGGATGAGTGTGAGTTCTACGGCGTCCTGATATGCGGCGAATATCTCAACGATGCGTTCCTTGATTTCTACCATCGAAACACCCACCACAGCGCAGCGCGCGTGAAGATGACAACGCCCGCCAGTATCAGCGCGTGAATAAGCGCGCAGAGCCACGGACGACAATCTCGATACATCAAATCACCCCTCTACGATCTTCCGAATCGCCTTGCTCGCAGCGTCGTTGTATTTTGTCAAATACTCCTCCGTCCGCTGCATAATTTCCTCTTCGGCGGGCGTTACCGTGTTGCCAAACACCGATGCGGCTGGGCCCGGATATTGTCGACGAAGTTCGGCGGTGATACCCGGACTGAGTTCCGAAAGTTCGAGTTCCGAGAGGTTGTCCCGGATCTCCTCAAGCGTCAGCGCCTTTGCCTCAACACCGAGTCGAACCTGCTCCCTACGTTCCTGACTCCGGTCCAACTCGGGGCGCGCCAACCGGATCTTGATATACCGATCCTCGTATCCGTTCCTATCAAGCAGCGGGCGGAGCATGGCTTCATACGCCTGCTCGATCCAACTCTGAGTCCCGCCAATGAACCCCGCCCAGATCCTACCAGCTTGCGTGTCGCTGCCCCCGATGGTGTCACCGGTCTTCTTGAGGACCGTCGTCGGGTTGAAATACGATTCGATCCACGATATTAGAGCGTCGAGTCGATCTTTTGCCGCGGGGGACTCGCGGATCTTGACGTCCGGAAACGTTATTCCGGGAGGAATAATGAATCCCGTGTTCCTCCCCCATTTTTTAACGAATGCGTCACCCCATGCCTTGAGATCCTGCGTAATCGTACCTTCGATCTGTGGTAATATGATCGGAGACCCGATCCGCTCAACCTGCTGGTCGGCGGCCTTGTTGCTGTGATTGATCGCCGCGACAACGGGGTAGCACGGCAACGCGTACGCCCGCCCAGCTGGCTGGGGCGTTGTTGGTTCCCGGACGATTTGGTAGTTCCGGATCCGCTGCGTCTTCATCGAGGTATCATACGTCTGCCATACCTCGGTCTCATCGCCAACGATCACAATGCCGGGCATCAACGAGTTCTGCACGTTCCCGTGCCCCGGATACTGGCCAAACGTCTGTGCCGGCAGATCGCGGAGTTCAGTGAGTTCATACCGTCCACCTCTACGTGTATACCCAAGCGATTTGACGGAGCATCCATAACCGATGGTCTCGTACCATGACACCCGCATCGAGGCATAGAGATCCACTCTTGCAGCGGTCTCCTTGATCCACGATGTCAGGTCATCGTCGAGTTCGCCGTCCACATCCTCAACCCAGATGTCCGGGGGCCCCGGGAACACCTGCACAAGCAGGTTCTGAATCTGATTGCTAATGTGGATGTTCTGCAGAAACGCTGTCACGTTTCCAGGCGTTACGGATTGTGGCGTGTATCCGGAATCTCCAATAGTTAGACGGACCTCGCCCTCCGATTTGTCAGTTACCATATTTCATCCCCCATTCCTGCGAACCCGATCCAGTTGTCGGGAATCGCCTCCAATTTTCCTCGCCCGAAATGCGTCTTCAGCGCATACCGGGACGCATCCATCGCGTGATCGTGAATCTTGACAGGTTCGTCGAAAACGACGCCGTCCTTCTCTCGCCACTTATACCCCCGAATCTCTGTGATTAGGTTGTTCGAAGACGGTGTGATCAATAATCGCTGGGCCTGTACGAAATCGATCCCGTTTTTAACCGATTTGTCGGCGGGTTGGATGGAGAACCCGGCCCTCCGAATCTCCTCGATCCTCTGCGGTTCGGCGGAATCCGCATATATCGGGATCATAGGATCGTGGTTCGACCTCAACCACTCGACAAGATCAGCGTTCGTCATGTGACTCCGATACAGGCGCTCATCGAGGATATAGGCGTCGGCGGTTTCTCCGACCATCACGAGGCTTGTCGGGTTGTTATAGCCGAAATCGAGCCCAGCGCAGGCCCAGTTGAAACGCGATTGATCTGGCAACGGCGCCACCGTCCAGTTGTTGTAAATGAGATTCTGGAGCACCCCGGGCTCTCCGAGGGTATAGACTCTGTAAAAGTTCTCGTCGACGTTGATGAGATTTTCGAGTTCGTCGATGAAACTCTTTGACAAGTGGTCGTAGTTATCAAGATATGTCGAATGATGAACCACGGTCTTTGGTTGTTTCGCTTTAATGAACCGCTGCACGATCCAGTGATTTGCGTCGATTGGGTTGAACGTGAGAATCACCTTCGCATTTTCGCTATTCCTACCGAGCCGGAGGTTGAGCTGATTGAAATCATCGGCGGTGATGTCGGTTGCTTCCTCGATCCAGATATAATCCCAGTTTGTACCCTTATATTTCTCGACGTTGTCGAGTCCGCCGAACACGATCCGGCTGTTCTTGAGAGTCAGGCTGCGTTCTGTTTTGTGGAACATATCGTCCCAAGGACATCCCCACGACTGGATCATCGTCCTATACGGCACGATGACGGATTCCCGGACAACCTCTCCCCATTTTCGCAGGATGAGGATGTTGATATCTCGCTCGATCGCCTCTTTTGAGAGGTACTGCATCACAAAAACCGATTTTCCGGATCCCGATCCCCCGTAAAAGACGAAGAATCTGGCATCGCGGTTGTTTTCGATGGCGTCGTAAAATGACGGGTTCACACCTTCGAAATCAGGCATCTTTCCTCGGATCTATTATTTTCAGGACGATGGTCTCGCCACCTTTCCCGGTGAGTTCGGTTTGCTGCTTCTCGACATAGCCGCGCCCCTTCCCGATCGTTCGCAACGTGAACTCGATTGCTCGCATATCGCCTTCGAGCACTTTCGTGTATAGCGCCGACTCAGCGACGTCGATTACCGCCTCGCGCTCTTCGGTTACGATATCCCGGAGCGATTTGACCCGCTCGACTCGCAATCGCACCGCCTCCCGGCTACATTGAAGCATCTGCGCAGCGAGTTTTAGATTTCCGTGCGATTTTCGAAGAGCGTCTGCCATCTTCTCGGTTGGTATCCTCGGCGCCATTGCGTCACACCCTCAGATTGATTTTGACCGTGTCGCTATAATCGTTATCCTTCGAAATCTCTTTAAAATATCGCAACATCACGTCTTCCGGTTCTCTATAAATCTTCCTGTGCATATTATATTCGTCGATGTTCGTCGTATACAACAATATATTTTTCGACAAACAGTTGCGTACGGACGTGCACGGCAACGCTTTCAATGCGAAATTTGTCAGTTTGTGTTTTGAAACGAACGTTCGGGCCCTTTCCGTCGAAAACATCTTGTCGATATCGATCCCGAACCGCTCCCGTTTTATCGGGGTGAACATCTCATATGAAATGTTCGTAAATTTCACCTCGATATTCCCCGTCTGATAATGCGGGTGTAGCTGGGAAAATAACGCGTCCCAGTCGTCATATCCATCGATTCCGGATATACAGAACAATTTCAACCGCACGGGCTCATCGTATGCCC